GCGCATGTCGGCCTTGATGACCTTGTGCGCGCCCGAGGAGGGCACGCCGTCGGTCTCGAAGTTGCGCCAAATGGTTGCGCCAACCGTTAGGCTGCTCATTGAAGAGATCCGTTTTTGGAGGTGGAGGGCTGTTAGGCGATGACGACGGAGGTACCGGCCACGCTGGTCCAGTTGCCGACTTCGGTGCTCTGCGGCCCGATGGTGGCGACGCGCACGCTGTAGGTGCCGGGCGTGATGGCGTTCGTGACAAGCACGATGTTGGAGCCGACCGGGGTCTGCGGCGCGGCGAAGGTCTGCCGCGTCCAGGCGCCGGCGCCGATGCGGTACTCCACGGCGTAGGCCAGCCAGTTCTGCTTGGGGTCAGCGAAGGTGACCTTGATCTTGTGGGTGCCGCCGCCGTTGTCGGCAACGGTGATGGTGGACCCGTTCACGGTGCCGGGAACGGGGTAGAAGTTAGGCTTGCTGCCTTCCTCAGTGGCCGGCGTCCAGGCGTCGATGGCGCTCGGGTCGATCACCACGAAATTGAACGTTACCCGGCCCGCAGCCAGGTCAACCCTGGGGTGCGGCATCACCTCGATGACGGCGCTGGCGAGGTCCGCGATCGTGGTCGAGGTGACGTTGATCCATCGCTCGCCCAGCCCCTTGAGCCCGTACAGCGTCGTCGTGAGCGTGCCGCGCGCAACCGCCTGGTGCCGTGACATGGCCCGCTTGGCGAGCCGGCGAGCCTGAGTATGGCTCTGAACCCAGTGCAGCTGCATGGACTGGGCGCGGATCTTGCCAAGCAGCGAGATCGACGCGGAATTCTGCCAGGGGTTGCCCGGCGCTTCCTTGAAGTTGTTGTTCGGCGGCGTGTACGTGAAATTGATCTGGTTGACGACCTCCTCGTCAGGGACGCCCTTGTCGAGGGTGTAGGCGACGATATGGTCGTCGGTGAAGGTGACCGATGGCGACCTGTATTTGCCGACGAACAGGGCCAGGGTGCCGTCGCCCTTCTCCGACAGCCAACCGTCGCAGGTTGCGAGAATGGCCGCGATGACGTCGGCCGGGTCCGTGGTCATCAGCGCCCAGCCGTTCGACGCATAGAGCGGCTCGGTGCTGACGCCGTCCGCCAGCGTCTGGCTGGCGTCGCAATAGCTGGCTTCCGTGTCCCAGGCCGACTGCACGGGGCTGATGGCGTCGGTGTAGCTGATGCCGGGGCCATAGCCCTGGGTGAGGTAGTCGATGAGCTGCACCACGGGGTTGCTCGACACCAGCCAGGTCGAGGGCGTAGCGCGCACCTGCGTCCCGTCGCGGTGATCCCAGATCGGCGCCAGGTCGGCCACCACGGAGGGCTTGGGTAGCCCGCGCGGATACCAGGTCGGGAAGCCGCTCACGTTGGAATTCGTGAGGGTTCGCATCATCAGGCCGGCAATGCCGTCGCCGCGGTGGGCGCTGGTCCAGAACTGCGGCATGGCGCTGATGACGTTGGCGAAGGCGGTGTTCGCGGCGGGGCCGAGCGTGGTCTTGATGGTGACGTATGCGTTGGCGGGGACGTTGGCGCCATAGCGGCCGTCCGCCAGGTTCCAATTCAGGGCGCCGGCGACGACGCCGGAGCCGTTCAGGGTCACCATGTCTTCGTTGAGGTAGTAGAAGACGAATGCGGAGATGGCGCCGTGGTGCAGGGCGAGCACATCCCAGCTGATGGCCGGCGATGAGGCCGGGTCGATCTCGAACAGCATGTAGGAGCCGGCGATGCGCGCGCGGCCGTAGCCGAATATGCGCGGCGGCGTGGCCTGGCGCAGGGGCGATGTCCCGTCGCTGGGCTTGGGCACGCTCGGGGCCGTGGCGTATGCGAGCGCGACTGAGCCGGCGAACAGCGCGCCGCTGCCGACGATCGAGGCCGCTGAGACGCCCAGGACCGAGCCGTAGCCGGCGGATGCCAGCGTCGTCGTCGTGACCCAGCCGCCGGCTCCGATGGTTGTCTCGGCCGTTGCCGCCGAAAGGCTGAGCAGGACCAGTTCGCCGACCACATCAGGCATGGGAGGCGCTCACCGGCTCATGTCGGCGGCATTCGGGTGCCGCCAGCCCATCAGATAGGGCACCGGACCGACGACAAGACCGCGCTGGGTGAGCATGGCGAAGCGTCCGCGCCCCACGAACAACGAGCAGCACAAGCGCGGCCCGCGCGGCGTCGGAGCTTTGACGATGCAGATGTCGCCCGGGTAGCAACTCGGCACGCCGACAAATCCGAGCGGCTTCAGGGCGCCGTGCAGGACTGATCCGATGCCGCCGCCGTGCTCGAGGATGGCTTCCGCCATCGCTTCGCTACAATAGCCATCGCGCCACGGCTCGGAAGGATCGATGCCGGTGATCCGCTTCGCCCAGCCGGCGATGAAGGTACAGCAGTCGTGCCGGCCCCATTCAAAGGGCTGGTCGGCCGCTTCCGAGATGTAGCGCGCCAGCGGCGTGACCCGCTGATGCTGGCGCGGATTGAGCGTCAAAACCTCGGCCATATCTTGCTTTCCACCATGGTGTAGCGCTGGGCGTTCTCACAGAAGCGGTCGCCCGACGAGATAGCCTGCTGTTCGGCGTCCGTGAAGAACGCCGTCCGCGGCCGTCTGCGGCCTGAGAAGATCGTGCGCGTGGAAATCTTGACGGCGCGGGTCTGCGCTTCGCCCTCGATGGTTAGATAGTCCATGACGACGGTGCGGAGCCACACCGGCGTGCCGCTGAGAGCCCAGGACTGGTCGAACATGCCGAGCCCCAGCCGCAGGTACTTGCCCTTGATGTTGTCGCTTTGCGCCGAGAACATCGAGGCGACCCGGGTGGAGACGCCCGACACCGTGAACTCGATCCGATCAGCTGTAGCGTTGAGCACCTGGGAGAACGCCGGCAGTGCCATGATGTCGCCGAGCCCGGTATAGGTCGCGCTGATGTCGGTCGCATCGATGTCGGTCTTGATGTCGCCAACGCCGAACCACAGCCGCACCGGAGAAGCCAGGTCGACGCGCAGGAAGATGGCGGGCCGGCATGTGCCGGCGGCAAGCTGGGTGTCGAAGCCGTAGGTGGTCATTCTTGGGCGCCCATTACGTCGCGAACGGCGGAAAGCTCTCGACCCATTTGACGCTGGCCTGGGCGTACAGTCGGCGCTGCTGCGCCAAATCCATCGCAGCCGGATCGGCGAGCCGCATGATGCAACGCGGATAGTCGAATTCGCACGTGGCGCCGGCAGATACGGCCTCGCGGATAGGCGGCCGGATCGTCACGCTGTAGTTTCCGCTGCCGAGGCTTGAGACTGTGCCGATCTCGTACAGGCGATCCAAATATGTCGTGTGCTGGATCGAGAACCGTTCGCCTCCGCGCAGGCCGTTGGTGGTACTCCCGGCGCTGGCGAAATTGATCTGCACCGTCGTTGCGCGCAGGGCCGCATCCGCCCCAAGCGTCGCCGATATCACGTTTCCCGCGAGCAGGCTTCCGTCGTCGAGAGTGACATCGTCATCGGTCGCCGTGTCCGCGGAGATCAGCGGGGCGCCGCCGACTATCGGCCACGGGGCGGCGTACACGTCGCGCGCCTCGACCGCCATCGCGGTGACGCCCCCGTCGAGCAGCGTGCGCAATGCCCGCCAGGCGCGAATGTTGTCCGACGAGGACACTTGCACGTCTTGCATCGTGGCCACCCAATAGCCGCCGCCGTCGAAGCGGCCGAAGGGGTGCACGCCCGAAAGAGCCCGACCGCCTGAGATGGCAGTGCCCGCCAAATTCCAGCTCCAAATGCGGTCGCGCATCAGGGAGCGAGGGAAGAGAAGCATGGTCAGGCCCCCAGCATCTGGTATTGCCGCTGCGCCTTCGGCATGCCGGCGCGGTTGGTTTGCACGGCCGCCGCGTAGGCCTGTTGCGCAGCCTGGGAGGCGATGCGGGCGATGGTCTCGTCGCCGTTGGCGCCGGCCAGGTTGATGTTCATGTTGATGTCGGACCGGCCGCCACCGCCGCCCGAGCTGCCGCCGCCGTAACCGCTCGCGAACGCACCGGAGCCGCCGCCCCAAATCGGCTCGGGGCCCTTCTCGCCGGCGATGTACCACTTGCCGCTCTCCAGCGGCCCCCCCTCGGCCTTGCCGCCGCCGAACGTCGCACCGAGCAGGTTTCCGAGCAGGCCCCCGGGATTGGCCGTCCCGCCGCCGAAGATCGGCATCAGCGCCATGCGAAACGCCAGCTTCTCCAGATCCTGCAGCATCGACTTGATCATGTCGGAGAAGCTGAACTTGCCGGTCTGGGTGAACTTGGCGAACTCGCCCTCCAGCGAGGAGGCGACCGTCTTGCCGACCTGCATGAACTCCGAGTAACGGTCCTTGGCCTCGGCGATCATCTGCGCGTTCTTGGCCACGGCCAGCGACGATGCATCGATCATTTGGCGCAGTTCGTCGGTGATGGCAATGCCGTCCTTGCGCGCGATGTTCTCCTGTTCCTGCGCGAACTTCGCCGCGGTGGAGGCCAAGACGTTCTGCCCGAGCGATTGCGTTTCCAGGAGATAGGCGTCGTTCGATTTGCGGATGGTCTCGGCGAGCTCGGTGTTGAACTTGATCTGCGCGGCCGTCTGCGCCGACTGCGCGAAGCTCTCCTGCGCCGCGATGACGGTCGGGTGGTCACTCACATTTGCCTTGCGGCCCGTGCCCTGGGCCTGAGCCTGTGCCCGCTCTAGAGCGCGCGCATAGGCTGTCTTGGTGATGGCGTCGGCGTTGGCCAGCTGCATCTGCGCCTGGCGCTGCAGGCTCGCCGTCACCGAGGTGATGCTGCGCTCGCGCTCCTTCTCGTCCTGCGCCGCCTTCCGCAGCGCGTCGCTTTCTGCGGCGATGTTTGCGGCGTTGGTCGCGGCCGCGATGGCCGCTTCCTTCTCCTTCTCGTTCAGATCGTCCCAGGCTTTGCCGGACTTTTCGACGATCTCCCACTTGGCGCGGAGCGCCGCCTGCTCACCGGCGTCCTTGCCGATCAGCTCCTGCAACTCCTTCTGCCGCTCCAGCTTCTTGTTGAGGTCGTCGACCGCCTTCTTGACCGCGTCGCCAACGCCGGTGAACGTGCCGGCCAGCTTCTGCAGCGCAGTGCGCGCGCCTTCGGCCAGATCATCGAGGGTCGACTTGATGCTGCCGGCCCAGGTGTCGACCTGCGCCTCGCTCTCCTTCAGTTTGGCATCGTCGAAAAAGCCCGCGCCGGCGCCGGCCTGCAGCGTCGACTTGCCGAGTTCCGCGAACGCGCCGCTGATCTTGTCGCTGATCTTTGCGAGCTGGGCGCTGTCGACCAGGCTCTCGAGCGCGGTCGCTGCCTTCTTCTTCAGATACTCGAAGCCCTGGTCAATCGCGCCGGAGCCCTTTAGCACTTCGTAGATGCCGACGCCGATCTTACCCCAAATGCCGGGGATCTTGGCGACGAGCGCCTCCATGCCGCCCTCGGCCTTGGAGAAGATCGCGTTGAAGCCGGCCGTGACTGCCTTCTCGGCGCCGTCGCTGCCGGCCTCCCACGCTTCGCCCATCTTCTGCGAAACCGTCTGCAGCGTGCGGATGGCCGCTACGGTCTTGTCGATCAGCCCCCCGGCGAAACTCTCGACGGACTTCTCCGACGCCTTCGACGCATCGTCGAACGCGCGCGCCATGTCGCCGCCGGTCTGTTTGACCGCGTCGTCAGCCTTCTTCATCGCCTCCGTGAACTTGGAGACGTCGGCGTTGACGCCGTAGGAGAGCCCGACCTGTGACGTGTCAGCCATCGGATTTCAGGACCTGATTGTGAGGGGATGCGAAGCTACGGCTTCGGCAGTTCTGACTTGAGGGCGTACTTGTCGAGCAGGCCGGCCGCGTCGAGCTCCAGCATTTCAGCGAAGCGCGAGCGGGTCATCGACTTGATGGGCTTGTGGCCGTTGGCTTTGTTCCAGCCGTCGACGGCCCGGTAGTAGTAGGCGACGGACGTGCCCCAGAACGTCGCCTCGTCCCAGCGCATGACGGCCGAGCAGAACGCGGCCGCATTGTCGAGCCAGGCATCGACCGTCAGGCCGTCGGCGCCGGGCTCGTCGGAGGGTTTGCCTCGGCTAGCTCGTCCTTCCTAGGGAAGATCGCCGGGATGACCTGCTCGAGGTACGCCATCGGCGGCATTTCCTCGATCGCCTGCATGCTCACGTCATGGCCGTTGGCCTTGAGCAGCGCAGCGACGACGATCGGCATATCCGGCAGATTGATCTCGCCGAGCCTATGCTGCAGGTCGGCGAACTTCTTGACGCCGAGCGCCGAGGCGATGCGTGCCAGGGCGCCCATGTTGAGGGCGACCGGATACTTGGCGCCCCCGACCTCGATCTCGCTCTTCATCAGGCGAAGCTCACGACGCCAGCGCTGTCGAGCGAAATGTCGTACTGCACCTCACCCTTGTGATCGCCGACATACTTGAGGTCCACCAGCATGGCCAGGAATGTGTAAGTACCATCGCCGGGCACCACGACCTGCCAGTTGCGGATCGTGCCGTTCATGAAGTAGCTGCGCATGGTCTGCAGCACGGATGCGCCGTTGAACACGCCGCGGCCGGAGACGCGGGCTTTCTTGATCGGTGCGCCCGCGAGCAGCTCCTGCCACTTGCCGGAGCTGTCCTGGTTGGTGACTTCGGTCGTGCCGCTCGAGAGCTGCAGATCCTTCGTCTGGATCGCCGCGATGGCGGTGTAAGTGCCGAGGCCGTCGACATCGCACTTGAGCAGCATGTCGCTGCCCTTTTGGTAAGCTACGGTCATAGTCGTCTCCTAGCTTGAAGAGGCAAGCATTATTGCGATTGAGATCAGGGAACCGCGACGCCGGACACGAACGGACCGCCGGGCGGCATCGTGATCTTGCTGGCGGTGACGGCCACGCCAAGGATTGTCTTGTACCAACCCGAGACAGCGTCGGCGTCAGGCGCGATCGCACCGGTGTTCGTCGCCGACACGATGTAGGTGGTGCCTACCGCAACAGTCGCGCCGGGGTTCCAGCTGCCGCCCACGAGGACCGAGATGTCCTGGTTGATGGCCGTGGTCGTGTTGAGCGCAATGCCAACGTTTCCGGCTGATCCGGCCGCCGCAGCCGATAGGTTCGCATCGGCGAGCTGCCACAGTCCGGTGCTGTCGAGATAGACAGGCTTTCCCTGCGTGATGGCGGCGCCGCACACGCCATACTTCACGACGGCATCGCTGGCCTTGAGCACGCTTGCTGCGGTGACGGATAGATCGGCCATGGTGTCTGGTCCTTCAGGAGTTGGTGACGGCCCGGAAACGCTGCACGCCATGCCAGGACACGCCGTCGGGATCGCGCATCGTCTGGCGGAACTCTTGACGCAGATTGCAGAGCGCGCCGGCCGACAGGACCAGCGAGGAGGCGTGCAGGATGTTGCGCACCTGCGCCATGATCGACATGCACACGGCCTTTGCGGACTGCCCGGCGACCGGCTGCTCGGTGAAGGTGTGCAGGGTGATGGTGTGCTCCTGCGCGTCGACACCGATGCCGCTGTCGTCGGTTGCCGTGTCGTCGCCGATCTCGATGTAGGGCGCCTTCTGGCCGTCGGGCACGCCGTTGAACACGTTCGCCCCGCCGAGCAATGCCGTCAGCGTCGCGTCGCCGTTGAGGGCGGCGAAGATGCTGGCGAACAGTTCGGGGGAGCGGTCGGCCATGGGCTAGCGGTAGTGACGGTGGGCGCCGGGGACGGGCGCCGCGGGGCGGCGCTTGGCGGCGAGGGGGCGGCGGTCGGAGTTCTGCCCTTGCAGGCCCTCAAGCGTTACCGCGATGCTTTCCGCTCGGCTCACCAGCGCGGCAACCTGGGTCTGAGCGTTGCGCAAGATGGCGAGAAAGTCTCGCATGTCCTCGGGAAGCACCCAGACCGCAGGCCCCGGAGAACCGACAGCTACCGCATCGCGGTTGTTGCTCCATTCTCCGCTTGCGATTGCGACGTCCGCGATGCGTAGCGCCTCGGCGAAAGCCTGCTCGCATGCATCCTTGTCTGCGCTCAATGCCTTGTGCTCAGCCATCGTCGTCACCTCTTCTTCGCGAACCGCGCCGTGGCGGTGGCCAACGCTTGCCGCAACAGACTGGCGATCCGCGCGCGGTTGCGCTCGATCGCCGGATTTGCAAACGGCCGCGCCGCCATCTTGCGTGTGCCGTATTCGAGGTGCTGTGCGTGCGGCGCCGTCCACTCGACCACGCCCACGATCTCGTCGCCGTTGATCTCTGCGCCCGCCCGACCCGAGGCGATCAGACCGCCCGTGTCGGTCGCCGGCGGCTCGCCGGGCGCGGACGCCTGGTGCTCGACGCCGCGGCGATTGTAGATCTTGCCTGTCTTGGGCCCGCGCGCGATCGACTGATTGCCGTCGTTCAGGACCAGCCGCGTGCCCGCCTGCATGGTGAGCAGCATTTCTCGTTTCACCTCGTCGGTCAGGCCGGCGAGGTTCAGGGCGGGCGGCTGGCTGATGGTTATGCGCATCGGCTCACTGCAGGTTCGAAACGGACAGCTCTTCGCACGCGAGCTCCAGGAAACGGCGACGCATGTCGGAATTCTCGAGGGACCGGATCTGGAACGTCCGGTTGCGCCACAACACGCGCATCTGCGGCCGGAGATCCGAGCGATAGCGGACGATGATCGTCCACGTGGCACCCGCCTGCATCTGCTGCCGGCGAAACGTCTCGCTGCCGGATGCCTGCCGCACCTCGGCCCAGGTCGTCGCGATCGTGTTCCAGGACTGCACCGGCGATCCGATGCTGTCCTTTGTCGAGGTCACCGACTGGATGTCGATCTTCTCGCGCAGGTCGCCGATTGGTTGTTGCTTCGTGGCCATCAGTGGGCGATAGCCTCAAGCTCAACCGTGAACACTTCGGCGCTTGCCGGCGTGTATGCGCCGCGCGCCTCCAGCAGGCCATAGAGCGTCTGCCCGGTCGCGAGGACCGAGTTAATGTCCGTGCCGGTTGTGGGGATGCCGACGCCGGCCGCACCATCGGTGAATGCTTTGTCGACGGCCACGTCGAGCGAGCCGATCCACTGATCGAAATGCTTCGTTGCCCAGGCGCCGTTGTCGCCGTTGGCGATGCCGGTCGTCAGAGAAGGGTCCGTCAGGTACAGATGCACGCGGAAGGCGGCGTTGGTCACGCCGGTTCCGGTTTTCTTGACGCGGGCCCGGCGCACCGTGAACGTGCCACCGCTGATCTGTGCGACGCTCCATGACAGCGGCACGACCGATCCCGCTGTCGTCGAGTTGGCGACCAGGTCTCCCGAGGTATAGGCGGTGGTGTCGGCGGGCCGGGTGAAGGTGGCGCTGGGGTTGGTGATGGCGCCGATGGCAACGGTGGTCATGTCAGCGTCCTACCTTGAATTGCTCGAGGATCGCCGCCGTCTTCAGCGGCGGATGCCAACGCGACGTCTCACCGACCGCCTCGCGTACCTCGTACCAGTGCAGGACGATGTCCTTGATGGCCTGGCGCAGCGCGACCGGCACATACGACCCGTCGGCGCCGTAGCCGGCGGTGAAGGTGATCACGATGCCGCTCCGCTGGCGCACCGGCGGAACGATCAGCGGCCAAATCTGTCCGACCTTCTTCACGAGCCGGCCCATGCCGTTCTGGGTGACCGCGTAGTAGCTCGCCGCGTCCCAGGTCGAATAGGTGCCGTCCTCGTTGTAGATCTTCACGTCCGTGATGGCGGCGAACCCGCCCTTGCGGATGTCGACCTCGCTCGAGCCGAGCATGGTGAGCGCGCCGTCCCTTTGGCCCTCCCACCACACGTCGAGGGTGCCCCGGCTGCCGGGCCAGCGGTCGAACACCAGGCGCCAGGTCTGGGTGATGATGGCGCGGCGGGTCAGGCGCTCCACGAAGTCCCGCGCGCCCGTGATCAGACCGTCGATGTATGCGTCATCTGCCGTGGTATCGATGCGGCAGTGCTGCTTGGTCTCGTCCCGGGTTACCGGCTCGACGGAAGGGCCGGTCACCAGTTCGAGCGACCCTCGGTCGACGTTGTAGTCCGGGCGCAGCATTTTTAGCCCTTCCTGGCCGGATTTTTGACTCTGGGACGGCTTTTAACCGGCTTGGGCGCAGTCTCGTCGCCCTCGTCCGATCCGGCCGCCACGGGGTCGGAAATCTGGACCGGCGCTAGTTGCTGGTGCGCCTCGGCCGGATCGGCGCTGCAGGTCGAGAAAAAGCATGCCGCGAGGCTCTCGGGAATGTCGTACTCCTCGCCGGCCACGTAGGTGGTCCGCTGGCCGGGCCGGGGGTAGCCGTCCTCGGTCTTGAGCATGAGCACGCGAACCGTCGGCTCGGGCTCTGGCCGGTGGCGTTGGTACATCGGTCCCTCGGGGTAGGGGCGGGACCTCGCGGCCCCGCCCTATTGGCTGGCGACGCGGGACGCTTAGCTGAGGGTGCCGTAGTTCTTGGAGCGCAGGATGTAGGTTGCCGACAGGTCGGCGTTCCCGCTGTTGGCCGTCGGCGTGATCGTGAACTGCACATAGCGATACGTGCTCACGCGGTAGCCGATCGACCTCACCTTGTTGTCGTCTGAGAAGATGAACCCGGCCGCGGCCAGCGTTCCGAGCAGATCGGAGCTGGTCATGGCCACGCTGTCGGACAGGTCGGATGCGTTGCCGTGCGCGCCGGTGATGGCGAACGTGGCATCGGCGTCGGCGAGCGTCCCGAGCTGGATCAGCAGCTCGAGGCCCCAGTAGCCCTGCAGATCGAGGATGTCCGTGGTCAGGACGGTGTTGTCGGTGAGCCGCTGCGCCGACAGCGCCTTGACGAAGGAGTAGCGGTTGTGGATGTCGTAGAAGTGCATTGTGGTGCTCCTGAAGGATGATCAGGAGCGGGACCGTCGCCGACCCCGCCCCGTTGCCGGTTCGGGATCAGGCGAACTTGATGAACTTCAGCGCTTCCGTGTCCATCACGTCGCCGCCGACACGGGTGGTCGTGTCGAACAGGACGTTCGGCTTGGACGTGTATGGATCGCGCAACTGGCGGATGCCCTGCCGGTCGACGATGATGTAGGCCTTCGACCAGTCGGCCATGACGACCGAGTAGGAGTTGGCCGCAATCTCGTCCATGTCGGCGAGCTCGTCCCAATCGTAGCCGAACACCTTCTCGACGAGACCGCGATCGGCATCGAGGCGCGGCCCGGCGATGAAGTTGCCGAGTTGGTCCTTGAACAGCCGAACGGTGCCGAGCGTGGTACGCGTGCCGCCGAAGCGCAGGTTCTGCCGGTATGGTGCCTTGAAGGCGTAGATCAGCCGCAGCAGATCGTCGGCCGGGTTGACCGTGCCAGAAGCCGTGCGCCAGGCGCCGGATGCTCCGGTGCCAAGGTACTGCACTGTGCCAAACGCGCGTCCGGCCTGGTCTGTCGTGGTGGCGAACGGATAGGTGGTGAAGCCGCGCGGCTTCGTCACGCCATCGCCCGTCACGAACGCGGTATTCTCCGACAGGGAGAAGTCCTGCACGATCTTTTCCTGCGCCCACGCTTCCACGTCGACCATGCTGTCGTCGATCATGTTCTGCGTGACGGCAGGCTGGCTCATTAGCTCGTGCACGGCGATGGCCATCTCGCCGACTTGGGCAGTGGTGGTCGGAGAACGCGCCGAGGTTTCACCCATCCACTTGCCGGTCGTGCGCTGGCGGTCGACCGGCACCTTGATGCTGTCGGTCGAGATCGTCATCTTGCGCGCGAACGGACGCAGCGACGAGGTTTCGAACACCTTGTTGATGATGAAGTCGGCGCGTGCCGGCTCGACCCAGAAGCCGCCGCTCGGCGCCTCGCCGACGGACAGCGTTTTCTTCTCCAACTCCGAGAGCTTGTCGTCGCCCTTGCGCAGCCAGTTGCGGAAGGCTGCCTTGTAGGCCTTATGGGCGTCGACCACCCGAGAGCTCATCGGATCGTCAACGCCCATCCACCGCGCGAACTCGCCAAGAGCCTTGACCTCGATCGCCGCCTGTCTCGGATCGCCCGAAGCCGTGATCACGGGCCGCGAGGCTTTCCGGTGCAGAGCGTTGATCTCGTCCTTGATCTTGTCGATTGCGGCGTTGTGCTTATCGAGGGCCGCCTTGGTGAGGGGGTCCTCGCCACGCTTTTTTGCTTGCTTGTCGAGCTCTTCGACCTTGTCCTGCAGGCCTTTGAAGGTCGACTTGATCTCGTCAAAGAGAGGCTTCACTTCCCGCACGATGTCGGGGTGTGTACCATCGGCCATGTCTGATCGCTCCTAGCGAATAGCTTCGGTCAGACGCCGGAGCTCATCCGCTAGAACGGTCAGCCCGGCGTCAGGTGGCGTACTCGCCACCTCGCCGCCAGCATCCCGCTTGGCTTTGAGGAGTGACTTAAATCCAGAGCCTATGATCTGCTCTGCTTCCGAGCGACTGAACCCCGCATCCCGCTGGAGCCAGCACTGGAACTCGCGCTCGGTAGGCAAATCACCCTTGGATTTGACCGAGCTTATAACTGCTTCTTCATTCATTGGGAAGAGGACAAGCGAAATTTCCTTCAGCTCTACCTCTTCCAGCACACGGACCTGTTTTGTGCGGTCGTTGCTCGCCTTCTTGACGCGATAGCCGATGCTCAATCCGTCGAGCACGCCGGCCTTCATCAGAGCGTGCACCTCGCGCGCCTTGGCGAGGTCTTCGACCATCAGCTTGCCCGCGCAGAGCAGACCATTGGTGTCCTCGGCGAGGTCCTTCCAGTAGCCGACCGGCGTCAGAGGATCGTGCTCATACAGCAGCTTGACGCCGCGCACGCCGCTTGCCGCGAGCGATTTGGTGAAAGCACCCTTGGCGACGACATCGCCGCCCAGGTCTTCGTTCCCGAACCGCGAGCCGTAACCGGAGAACTCTCCGGCATTGCCGACTTCCGGCGCGAACTTGACAAACTTGTATTCGAGGCCGCGCTCGGCGGCCGCGGTCATCCCGTGCATGGTTGCTTACCTATGATAGAGGGCATGAGCGCCCGCTGCGGACTTCTGCGTGCCGCCAAGGCGCTCGATCAGCGCCTGCACCCGGAAGCGGGTGTCGTCGGTGAGGCCGTCGTCGAGGTCGCGCAGCTCGGCCAGCAATTCGGCCTGCTCTTCCTCGTCGTTGTCCTCGATGGCGCGGTCGACGCTGGTGGCTAGGGCGTCGATTTTCTCTTTGATGGCGGCCGCGTCCTCGTCGTCGGTCGGATCCCAGAAGGCCTTGGCCGATTTGCGCATGCGCATATTGGCTTTGACGATCCGAAACAGCTCTGCTGCGCGCGCGCGTTCCTCGCCAGTCAGCTCCGTCATCATGCCGGAAAGTTCGTAGAGCAATGCCTGCAGCTCTTCATCGTCCAGCGCTTCAGGCTGTTGCAGCTGCTCGTCGATGACGTCGAGCTGCTCGGTTTCGGCCTCGGCCTTGTGTTCCATGCCCAGGCGCCGCGCCTTGCCCTCGATCTGCTGCTCGACCGCCTGCACCTGGGCCTGCAGCTCCAGCACCTGAACGCGGAGGTCCTTGGCCTGCGCGTTGAGCTGGTCCCACTGCTCGGCGCGCGCTGCGAGGTTGTTCGCCAGCGCCTCGGCGGTGTTCTGTGCATACTGTTGGCCGAGGGTGGCTGTGATCGCTCGGATGCCGGCCGTCATGTCCTCCATGGTCGCCTTGAGGTCGTCGGCCTCGGCCTGGGTGCGCTCCCACAACGAAGAGGCGTCGTCGAGCTGGCCCTGTAGGTTCTGCAGCGCGGCTTTCAGTGCGGAGCTGGTGATGTTGCTGCGCGCGACGGGGGGAGCGGGAGCTTGGTCTTCCTGCTCCTGCACGTCATCGGTGCGGGAGAACAGCGATCCGATCTTGCTGATGGCCGCCGAGATTAGCTCGCCGATGCTGTAGCCGGGGCCGCCGTAGTTGTCGGACTGCTTGCGCTCGGACTTGCCGTCGGCATAGATCGGGTCGCGCGTGCCAGCATCGAGGATCGGCTTGGTGCGACCGCCGGCGTTGTCCTTGCCCGCCTCGATCATGATCGGTTCGACGCCGTCGCGGCGAGCCGCTTCGAGCGAATGATGGCCGTCCAGGACCGCGCGGCACGGCTCGCCATCGAGCTGGAATTCCGGCGTGACGAGCACGGCATAGTCGTGGTTTTCCTGCTTCTCCTTGACGACGTCGTCATCGGTGAAGCTCTGCGTGGTGATCAGCTTCATGTTTCCTCTCCAATCCCCACCGGCTCGAACAGCGCGACGCACCTGCAGCGAATGATCTGCTCCGGCGGCGCGCTGAAATCGCCCGGGTAGGCCATCTCCACGCCCCCGACGATGAACGGCTCGTCGAGCGCCACCGTCTGCCCGTTGGCCTCGGCGTGATCGGGCCGGGTGCGGTGGTCCTCGGTTGCGAGCCACGTTTTTCGGTACGCCAGCGGGCTCGCTTGCGCGGCGGCAAATGCGCCGTACATGGCGGCGCCGTGCGTCTCGGTGATCGCGATCATGCGGGCGCGGGCGAGGCCGATCTCGCCCGACGTTGCCTCGACGATGTCCTGGGCGATCTGCTCGACGGACTGGTCGGTCTCCTCGCCGCGCCGGATGACGTTGGCGATCACCTCGCGCGTGGTGTCGGAGATGCCCACGACGGCCTCGGCGGTGTGCTCCGTCATGAACTCGCGGATGGAGCTGTCGAGGTCGTCGAACGCGCTCTTGCGTGCGATCGGGTTGTGCGTGATGCGGTCGGCGAACGCGCGCGCGGTGGACACGAGCGACGGACGCAGCACTCGCGCCAGCTCGGCGCGGAGCGGCACCAGCGCCTCCTTGGCGCCGGCGTGCTTGCCGTGCCGGTAGGCTTGCGCCGCCCTCCTGCCCGCGCTCGCCAGCGTCCGCGCCACATGCGACTGCAGCGCCAGCTCGTAGGACAGCACCAGGCGCGTCTGCGCCGCCCGCTCGTAGGCCCGGCGGGTGTCGAGGTGGGGGATGCCCGCAGGGTTGACGGTCATGGCGCTTAGTTCAGGCGCCCATGCTCGTCGACAGGATGGTGTCGGACGTACTGCCAGCGCCCGATCGTCTTGCTCGGCTTCTTCTTGTCGGCGGGCGGCTCGTCCTGGGCACCGGTGGCCGCATCGACTACGGCCGGCGTCGCGACGGGGATCTGCCCGGCCGAGACGTAGTGCTCGTCGCCGCCGTCGACCGGCTCGTAGCCCAGGGCCTCCCGCTTCTCGTTGAGCGAAAGGATGGTGTCCTTCTGCACGCGGTCCCAATGATCGAGGCGCACGGACTGCAGCGCGTCGATCTTGTCGAGGTCGGGCTCGATCGTCACGCCCTTGCCCAAGACCGGCGCGAACCAATTTTGCATGGCGCGGCACAGTTCGCGGGCGAGCGGGATGACGGCCTCCTGGTAGAAGGCGAGCCGCGCCTCCTGGTAGTTCGCATAGGTCTTGTCGCCGGGGATGCCCACCAGCTCGGGCGGTACTCCCAGCACGAATGCGATGGTGCGGGCGGAGTTGTTGAGCGCCTCGTGGTGCTCCATCTGCTCGGGGTTGAGCCCAATCTGCTTCCAGTCCATGCCGCCTTCGAGGACGATCTTCTCGCCGGGCTTCAGGTCGCGGAGCTGCTGTTTGATGCGCGAGTACATCTCCTCGGAGAGGTTGTTGCCCGTGCTCACGTCGCCCGAATACACGAAGGCGCCGGAGGGCGCGGCCGAGTTGTCGATCAGCGCCTTGTTCCACGCGGTCGCGGAGTTGTGGATGTCGATTGCCCAGGCCGCCGCGTCGAGCGGGCTCAAGCCGTACCAGTCATTCGTCGGGTTGAACGTCTTCATGTGCAGGATCGGCCGAGCGCCGCCGTCGAGGTCCACCTCGAAGGTGCGCTTGTCGCCGCCGACGGTGTACTCGTAGGCCTGCGGCGTGCCGTAGGGCCCGGGTAGCACGCGCATGCGGTCGGGCGGCAGAGCGTACAGCTCCATGCGCTCCAGCTTCTTCTCGTCGGTGCGCTCGACAAACGTGTTGCCGGCGATCAGGCGATAGGACACCAGCGCGGAGATGAAGGCGGTGCGGTCTTGTTCGGGGTTGGGAGACTGGAGCAGGTCGAGCAACGGGTGGTCGTCGATCTCGCGCCGGGCGTCGCCCTTGCCCTCGTAGAGAACCCACGCAATGTCGGCGACCGACTTGGCGATCAGCGAGACGCAGGCGTGGACCACGGGGTTCTGCTGGTAGCCTTCCTCGGCGAGGCGTTTGAAGTCGCGCTTCGGCCAGACCGGCTGGCCCAGCGACATGCGCGCGAGCAGCGGGCCGACGGCCGATGCCTTGCCCACCAGCGGGGCGAAGACGGCGCGGCCTACGTTCGTGAGGTAGCCCATCGCTGATCCTTACTTGTAGATTTTGTGGGCGCCTGGAGCGCTCTTGCCGGACCCGCGCATGCCTCTAAGCATCGAGCCAACGGCATCGGATACGGCCGCAGCGTTGTCAGCCCTGCTGTGGATGCCATTTGCCCGCCGCTCTTCCGGCGTCATGCTGTTGGCGATCTTGTCCATCGCATCTGCGGCTGCCGCCGCCGCTCTCTGATGGTACGCTTCGCGAATGGCGCGGACCGGATGAGCGAGGCGGCTTTGATTTTCCTCCGCATCTGACGCTCCTGCTTCTGCGCCTCCGCGCGCGACGCTGCGAACGCCAGGAGCGTTTCTTGCGGCCTCGGCGAGATGTCTCTGGCGCTCCTTATCGAGCGCGGCATGATGAGCGGCAGCGCCGAATTTGCCATCGCTGTCCCTGGGATGCTGGCTCTCGTCCCATTTGTATTCGGTCATGCTAGGCTCCTGATCATCGGCACGCCGGGGCCTGGCCCCAGCATCAGTTCTGTGATGGCCCACACCAGCGCGTCAACGCGGTCGGGCGAATAGCCGGCTTTCGATCGGTCGAAGTCGGTCGTGAAATCGCACATCTGGGTCTCAAGCGCGGCCAGCACGCCAACGTGGTGCACGCGGCCCTGCTCGTAGAGCGCCGACACCGGCTCGGCCCGGGTGACCTTGCCGCGCGACGCATATACGAGGATCACCTTGATGTTCGGCGCCAGGTTGTGGATCACTTGGCTGATCATCTCGCCGCCCTGGTTGGCCTCGGCGACTATTGCATCCGCCCTGTGGTCGACGTAGAGCCGAAGCGCTTCAGCAGACCACTGTGCAGGCGAGAGGCCGCGCTGCGACGCATCCGCGAGAACGTATCCGTGCCGATCGCGCTTCCCGAGGCCGGCGCAGACAATGCCGCATTCGTCCGCATCTTCTCCAGAAGTGATAGGCGGATCGATAGCGACGACGACGCGCTGAAATTCCGGGGCCTCATCGACGCGAAATTCCTCTAGCTTGCGCAGCGTCCATAGCGCGCCCGGCTTGTCCTCGAGCACCTCGGCGTGCAGCTCTTGCCGGCCTAGCCTGGTGCCCTCGTATTTCGCGCGCAGCTCGGCCAGGAAGTCGTCGGCCAGGTTCGCCGCGTTGGCGTAGGTCGACCCGCGCGTCACGCGCACCAGCGGTGAGCCGTCGCTCGCCAGCCGCTTGTCGCCCAAGAGGTCCTTGAGCAGCTTGGCCGGGGTCGGGGTCGACGTGATCACCGTGCGCGGGTCGTTACCGAGACGCAGACCGAACCGGAGCATGTCCCAGGCGGCCTGCATGCGCCGCCACTTCAAAAGCTCGTCGCACCAGGCGGCATGGAACTGCGGGCCGCGAAGCGATTGCGGGTTGTCGCCCGAATACAGCTCGGCGACCGAACCGTTGGGCCAGCTCACCGTGCCGCCGTTCTTGGACGGCGCAAACGTCGCCCGGAACCACGGCTTGGCTGTTGCGATGATGCCGCTGTCGCCTGATACGCAGACCTTCTCCGCATCCTCCTTGGTTGCGGCGACGATTGCGATGCGGCAGGGCGAGGCCTGCGCCCGTTCGTGGCACCACTCGGCGCCGACGCGGGTTTTGCCGAAGCCGCGCCCGGCGAGCAGGAGCCAAATGCGCCACGCGGTGTCGGGCGGGAGCTGGTCCTCGCGCGCCCAGAAGCCGCGCCAGTCGTGCTCGAGGAACTGAAGCTCTTTCTCGTCAAGGCTGTTTAGAAACGCCAGCCTCTGCTGCCATCGCAGCAATGCGAGCGAGCTTGCTCTCAACTGCACCTCGCACCTCGTTCAGATTGATGTCGATCGGGCCGCCGTCGGGGCCGCTGATGGCCTGGGTCGGCTTGCCCCACCCACGGTCGAGGATCGCCGTCGCCGCGCTCACCGCGACCTTGCCTTCGCCTTCGCGCATCCATAGCGCCAGCGTGCCGATCGCCTCTTCGGTGAGCGCCTGGCACAGCAGCTTGACGCGCTCGTTATCCTTGGGCCGGCCGCCGGGGTTGCCGCTCTTGCCCTTCTCGAAGCGTCCATCAGTGCGCCTGTTATCGCCCTGTTCTGAGGTGCGACGACGCTTCTTTCCCTCGCCCATGTCCCCAGATCGGCCGCGGTCGCGTGTCTCAGCGTGCGCGGGCTTCTTCGTGCGGGACTTGGGGCGGGGTTTCCGTGTGTTCCTGGCCATTGGTGGGATCTTTGCGGGGCGCCCGAAACTTGTACCCATCCCCCCGAGCATCCCCGGCGGCGGCGAGCGTTTCGTTGGCTGGAAAGCAAAAGCCCGCTCGCGGCTGTTGCCGGGCGGGCTATGAGCGGGGTCGCCGCTTCATCTCATGGGCGCTATTTTGCACCCTAGGTTTCGGTGACTGATTCGCGTGCATTTGTCAAGCGGTCATCGCCCATCGTTTGCGAATGACCGTTGACGGCGCAGCTTGGCCTCGTCGTAGCGGCGGGACATCTCGCGCCCATACTCGCGGTCGAGCCAGGCGAGTATCTCGCACACAAGGCGCAGGGCCACCTCCCAGACGGGCTTGGCCGTCTCGCGGCGGACGGTCGGCGTGTACTCCTTCGACCACTCCATGGCGTCGGCAACGGTGGGCATCTCGCCGTTCGGCCGGCGCAGGACCATGACGTTGAGGATCTCGCGCGTGCGGGGGGAGATGCGCGGCTCGAAGAACGCCCAGCGCTCGGCGGCCTTCCGCTGCGTCTCGGAGACGCCAAGGCGCTGCGAGGGATCGCTGCGGCCGACGCCGGTGCCGTAATCGCCGACGCGAGGGTGGGCGACACGGCTCTCGTAGGCCCAGCGCAGCCGATCGGCGGCATGGTACTCGTGGGCGTAGAGCTTGTGCATGATGGCCTCGAGCGGCTGCTCGAACTTGTGCGCCTTCGGGCTGCTGTCGCCGGCGTGCGGCACGACCCGGATCACGCTCGGCGCAACCTTGGCGCGGGCCGATCGCTCGGGCGTGGGGACGTTGGCGAAGCCCTTTTGCCTAGTAAGCGCCCGCTCCAGCTCGGCGCGCAGCTCGGCCTTCGCGGTGGCGAAGTCGGCCTTTTCGCCGGTGACTTTCATGGCAACCTGATCCGATCCAGCCGCACGTTCCCGGCCCGGTCGCGCTCGAAGGCATAGCCGACGCTCTTGCCGCTCGCGATCGTCCCCTTGAGCAGCTGAAATGCCGCGCTCGATGAAGACATCGCGGCAGCGATGCGCTCGGTGAGCACGAACGCGAGCTTGGGTTCGGCCCATAGGCCGCCGGCAAATGTGATGCCGAGGCCCATGATGGGCAGGAATACGCCCTGCTGGACCCAGCGCGCAAACGCGGCCGCATAATCAACGCGCACTCGCGCGATCTCATCTTTGTCTGCGGAACTCAGAAGATGATTGGTCCGCCCCGCATCGAGGGCCACCCATCGAGTGAATTCCAGATCAGCAGCGGCGTCGAAGTGCACGTCTCCCGTGACCGCCGGTTCGGAGATCATCCGGTGAATGTCGCCCATTACCTTATCGATGGCCGCGCGCAAGTCGGCGCGGTCCTTCTCGGTGAGCGTTTGCGTTCGATCTATGCGCTCAATGTCGATCACTGCCCGGCCCCCACAATCGTGCGCGCGGGGGTCCACACAATCCGGCAATCACCCTGCAGCACCTCGCACGTCCCGAACAACGCGGCGGTCACGAGCATTGCCGCGAGCGCGGCCGAGGCGACCATCCATGACCACTCGCGCGCGGTGAGCATCGGGCGCTCCTCGACGCGGAAGCCCTCGATCTCGTCGGCTTCGTCATGGTCGGCAATCGGTGTAACAACCCGGCGATGAAACAGGCGCGAGGCAAGGCACGCTGCGCCCTCTCGATCTGACGCTATTGAGGAGACGGCTTGCGGGGTGCGAGCCATGTGCATCAGGTCCAGGGGTTTCATCGCCGGGGTCTCGCTTACGGGATCAGGCCGCGCGGCGCTGAGAACTGCCAGCGCCCGACGAGCATGACGCGATCGGCCGTGGTGGTCAGGCCGCCAAACGCGGCGTTGTCCATCCAGTCGTGCATGTACTCGATGCCGAGCGAGATGGGCGTGCCGGCGATTTTCTGCTCCGCGCCGACGCCAAGGCCCCAACCGTCGATGTGGTTGCCGCTGCCGGCCGCGCGCAGCCACTCGCCGCGCACGTACAGCAGCGACGCCTTGCTCGGCAGCACGCCAGCGCTGGCACCGACGGTGAGCGTGTAATCGACCCCGAACGTCTTGAGGTCGCCCCAGAGGCGGTCATAGCCGGCGTCGAGGCCGAGCACGAGCGGCCCGAACTGCTGCCGCAGGAACACCAGCGCCCCTGCATCCTGGCCGGTCACGTTCATTCCGCCGCCACCAAAGTCGACGGCGCCTTGAGCGACACCCGCCCGCAAGCCTACGCCTACGCCAGTCCAACTTTCGTCACTGACGGCCGCGGCGCGAACCGGCGCCTGGGCGATACCCTCTGCGCTCGCTGCGGTAGCCAGGGCGAGCAGTGTTGCGATGAAAAACCACGTTTTGAGATAGGTCGGCATGTTGCCTCTCCGTTGGTGTTGACTTGGGACGCACGGAACGCAACACGCACGCACGCGGAGCAAAATCATTTCGTTTCGAGCGGCGACATGCGCGAGCGGCGATTGATAGATGCCCACGCGCTGCGCTCCCAACGCCAATCACGCAATCCCGTGCACATGCGCAGCTTGCCGCACACCGAACAGGGCTGCTTCGACAATGCGATGATGGTTCGCGCCGGCTCGATGGCGCCATGCTCGAGCGCACAGTGGTCGCAGATCGGCGACGACATCGACTTGTTGGCGATCTCGTTCAGGAGGTCGGCGTCGTGGACGCTTTCGGCGTCGGCGTGAAGCTGGCGTGGGGTCATGCGGATTTCCTTATGCCGGCATAGCCGCGATAGGTGGCGATAACATCCGCTGGCGGCCTCCAGTTCGGCATGAGCTTGGAACCGGGCGGGCAAAATTTGGCGTAGCTCCAGGCGTACAGCTCGAGCTCGCGGCGCCAGCCCTCAGCTGTGGCTTGCTGGCCGAGCACCGTCGTGCGGATGTAGTTCGCGGCCCAGGCCCGCGCTTCGCGGTCGCGGATCTCCCAGGGCATCTTCGCGTTGGCGCCAGGCTCCGGTGTTGGGTTTGGCGTGAGCGCCGACCGCGCGTCTTCGCAGGCTTCGACGACTTGCTTCGGCGTCGGCCAGTAGCGACCGCAATCGCGGATGAGGTAATCGCCGGCTCGCGCCAGAACATTCGGGCCGAACGGATCGCTCAGCCGCGAATATTCTGCCAGGAAGCCGGGCACGTCCTCGGTTTTTTGTGGTGGGCCGAGCGTCGCCAACAAGCGCTTGATCAGCGGGTTCATGCGGCCTCCTGGGCGCCGTAGCGCTCGACCATGAACTCGCGGGCCTGCTGGCTGCGGCGCTTGAATTCGGCCATCTCGGTGCTGTTGTCGCCGTCACTCTCGTCGCGCATTCGGCGGCACATCGCGAGCCACAGGCCCGGCGGATCGCGCACGGGCTTGCCGCGGGCCATGTGCTGGCGCAGTCGGTCGTGGCCGCGTCGCACGCCACGGTGGCCGTAGTCTGCAATCATCGCGTCGAGGCAAGCTCGCGCTCGCTCTGGTGGCACCCACTTTCGAAGATCTAAAATCAAATCTTCATCAGCCCGCCCGCGCTCAGCGTCTTGCTGGATGGCTGATTGTTGTTCTTCTAGCTCTGGTATCTGGCTTCTAGATAAGGGAGACGCCCCCTCTGATTTTATTGGCTTTTCTGGAAAGATGTTGGGAAGTTCCGGCTGATCTTTGCCGGAAGTCTGCCGGAAGTCCGCCAGAAGTGGGTCGGCGACCGAGTTACGGCGGACGGGTTTTGGTGCCGCAGCTGGGCGCTCTCGGCGCACCATTTTGGCAATCTCTTTCATCATCCGCCGGTTGCTCAGGAAGCCGTCCCGGCTCTCCAGCTTTTCGAGGCGGATGAGGTCGGCGCGCAGGCGCCGGATGATGCGCGGGTCGCAGCCCAGGTGCGCGGCGAGCCATTGCTGATCGTCGGGAAGCGGCCCCTTGCGCTCCCACATGCGGAACAGGAGGTCCACATAGAAGCCCTTCTGCTCATACGTTAGGGCTTCGGTCCCTCCGAACCAGTTGGATGTATAGAACATCACAAACGACGACGTGTCGGCCTTGCAATCGCCTGCTTCCTGCTGCATATCTTGTGCGTTCACGGTGGATACTCCTCTTCAAGTGTTCACTGTTCCCTGATCGAGACTTGAGAGCCCCGGGGCTTGCCCCCTGGGGCTTTCGCTTTTCACGGCTCCGTCAGATTGAGCAGCGCATATGCGGCGACGATCCTGCGCTCGTGATCGCTCACCGACGCCGGCTCGTCGCGGCCGCGGCGGGCGATGTCCTTGATGCGCTGCGGGTCCATCCGGCGCACCAGCCCCATGTAGTCGATCAACTCGGCCCGCTTTGCTGGCGTGCTCATGCTGCCCTCCTTCCGGTCCGTGCCCCGCGCTGCTTGCGCGCCCGATCAAACCGCCGCGCAAGGTGCGCCCATTCACGGCGCATTAGCGGCTCGTCTTCGAGCTCCCGAAAAAAAGCCCGCGGGCGCACCACCTGGGCGCCCGCGGAGTTGTCTGCCGGCTCGGTCACGGCAGGGGGTTGCTCGGGAGCCGGCAGCTTGTATTTGCGGGCGGCGATGACGTAGCGGGTGGGGAGCTGCTTGCCCTGCGTCTTGGGGCGTTGCTTTTCGCATCCGCGCGTGGTTTCGAGTGCGCCTTTGACGTGATCCGGCGAAGTCGGCTCGCGGAAATCGGCCTCAACAAACTCGAGATAGAGCGTTGTTATCTCGGCGCTGTCGTATGAGCCGGCGAGGCCCATGGCTTGCATCCACGTGACGAACCGGCGCGCGGCGTCCTTGGGCGTGTCGCGATGGCGAAGGCGCTCCGGCCGGCCGGACACAGGGAAGTCAACCGCTTGCAGCGAGGGGATAGAACCGGGCACGGGCACGCGAACCGGTTTGACGGGCCCGGGAGCAGGGGCGGCGGCGACGGGCTCCGGCGCGGCCTCGGCCAGCGGTTGCGCGGGTGGCTGCTCCGGCACCTGCGCCGGGGGCGGCAGGGCTGCAACTGCAACGCTCGGTATTTCGGGCGCCGACGGGGTTAGCGTGATCGGCTCGGCCTTCGGGGCAACCTCCTCCCCCCTGCGGGGAGAGGGATCCTCGATCCGCCACGCCACTCCAGCCCCCATCGAAAACAGCGCCTCGATGATGATCAGGGCGATGGCTATGCCGCCGATCTGCACCACGGAAATGGCGTTCTGTGAGTAGCCGGAGAACTCGGCCATCATCTCCGGGCCGCTCTCTGTGCGGAGCAGGACCTTCCCCCCATCTGGGGATATGGGCGGGGTGATGGGCTGCTCGATTGGCGCCTCTTGCGTGCCGGCCTTACCCACTTCCGCGATGATCCTCGCGGCGCTGGCGGCGAAGTCTTTGCCGAGCACCTTGCGTTCTTTCCCCCGGGCGCCCTTCACCTCGGCCTGCATAAAGCCGAGCTGCGATTGGGCCAGTCGCTCCATCGCCTCGCGCTGCTGCTTGGCGGCTTCCTCGGCGGCGTGGCGGCGCTCCTCGACAGCCCTTTGCGCGTTCTGGCGGGCTTCCTCGGCCGCGCGGAGCCGGTCTTCCGACGCCTTGGCGACGCTCATGCGCTCGGCGGCGATGAAGTTGGTGATCGAGAAGACGGCCAGCGTCACCAAGCCGAGCATGAGCACCAGGAACGCGGCGCCCATGGATCGCCGGAACCAGCCCCTGGAAAGGACGAAGGCGCACCCGGCCATGCCGGACAGGCACACGGCGACGTCGACCACGACGGCGCCGGCCGACAGCAGGGCCCGGCCTTCGGCGGTGGCGCCCATCATGCCGCCGGCATGCCGGCTCATCAGGATCGTGGTCAGCAGCGCGCCGCCGGCCACGCTTGCCAAGCCGATCGCAAGTCCTTTGCCGCGGAGCGTCATGGCGGTCACTCCGCGCTGCCGCCGGACCACCTGTCTCGCTTGGCATAGAATTGCGTGGCGTCGAGCCCTGCTCCGACGTTGCTGCGGGTGCGCAATTCGGCGCAGCCCAGCTGCGAAACCATGATGAGGCAGAGGAAGAGGATGGCGGTGATGCGGAGCTCGAGTGTCATGGCGTCGGGTTTCCGTGGCTGGTGACGCAGCACGCGGAGGCGGAACGCTTGACGCTACGATGCGAAATGACTGGACAAACTGACGCACGCAATTTTAGGTTGACGGCGTCGTTATGGGAGGCTCGGCTATGTATGCATGCAGATTATCGCGTTACCCCCCCCACCACTCAGGCTACGCGCCGTCGCTTTCTCTTGCTTCGCGCATCATCTGATGCCGAATTCTCACGGATGAACTCGCGAGCGCGCGTCATGGTCCTTACGGTGACGCGACCCTCGCGTAGGCGCTGAACGAAACTCCACTCGTGGACTGCCTTCTGGCCGAAGGTCGTTTCGGCCATGTTGGCGGCTGCGCAATAGGTCTCGATCTCTCGGAGCAGTTGTTCGGTTTCCGTCATGGCTTGACTTGTAGTCGGATATATCCGACACGTCAATAGGACATATCCGATAATCTGTGCTGTCTGGAAAAAACCCGGTATGCGTTGGTCATGGCAACGGCCTCGCATCCCCCATGGGTTAAGCGACTGCTCCAGGCGATGGAGGAGGCTGGGCTCAACATGAAATCATTGTCGCGGAGGGCCGGATTGAACGCCGGCTATGTCAGCGAGATGCTGGCGAAGGGCGTGACGCCCACGGTGGAGGTTTTCCTGGCGCTGGCCGAGGCTGCCGGCGCGTCGCCGCAGTGGCTCCTACAAGGCGAGGACCATGCGACGGTCAAGCTGCCGATCATTGGCGTCGTCACATCCGCCGAAGCGTGGACGCCGACCGTTGATGCCAAGCGCAACCCGTTCGAGCTCGACGTGCGCGGCTACGACATGGTGGCGATCGAGGTGCGGGGCGACGCGATGGCGCCGGTATATCGCGACCAGGATATGCTCGTCTGTCAGCGCCGCTCGGGCAAGTTCCTGCAAAACCTCGTCGGCCTCGACTGCGTCGTGGAGACGACGAAAGGCGAGCGCTACCTCAAGATTTTGCAGAAGGGATCGCGATCGAACCTCTACACCCTCCGGTCGTATAGCCCGGCCGTAAAAGATGTGGAAAACGTCGCGATCGCTTGGGCAGCGCCCGTGATCTGGATCAGGCGCGGCGGCCGATAGGTCGTCCCGTCGGCATCGCGGCCTCGGTCCAGCCTTTCCGCAGGTAGGTTTTCCGCACCACGCGGGAGGCCATCACCGAATAGGCAATGCACATCAAAAAGTATAGACCCGCGCCGGCGCCGCGCTGGAATGGCTCCAGGAACGCCGGGACCAGCAGCACGAGCGCGTGCGGCCAAGCGCCCTTGTAGAGGAAGAAGAACGGGCCAAACAGCAGGGCCCACAACCACGTCCAGCTCGTCGTGGCGCGCTCGATATATCCGTTTGCAGGATTGCTGAAGTAGGCCGTCATCTGAAATCACCTTTCCCTGTTCCCATCCGCCAAACATCGATCATCCACAGCCCCCGTGCAAGTTAAATCGGATATTTCCGATTTTCTGCTTGACGGGTCGGATATATCCGATTATGGTTAGGCATCGTCAAGTGATTTGGAGCGACCGGCCCGCTTACGAGCGGCTGGTAGCAGGGAGAGATTGAATGTCGAGCAAGACGAAAAACGGGAACGGCGAGCGCGCGGTGCTCGTGACCACTGCGCATCGGGGAGTGTTCTTCGGATACGCGAACGACACTGCTGGCGCCACCATCAAGCTGCGTGCTGCGCGCAACTGCCTCTATTGGGGTTCCGACAACAGGGGCTTCCTCGGTCTGGCCTCCATGGGCCCGCTCAAGAGCGCACGCGTGGGCCCGGCCGCAGACATAGAACTGCGCGACATCACTTGCGTCGCCGAGTGCACGCCCGCCGCCGCCGAGGCGTGGGAGGGCGCACCATGGTCGCGGTGATGGCAGCGCAGGCCTATATCCGAGCGCGCACCAATCGAGGTCACGGCGGGTGCTGGCCGTGGGCCTTATCAAAAAACGAATGGGGTTATGGCCGTGCCGGCGACCCCGTTCTCGGGGAGCGGGCTGCGCACCGGATTTCTTATCGCGCTTTCGTCGGCCCAATACCCGCTGGGCAGCGCGTCCTTCACGACTGTCCGGGCGGTGACAATCCCGCTTGCTGCAATCCCGAGCATCTCTGGATCGGGGACGACGTCAGCAACATGCGGGACATGGTGAGGAAGGGGCGCAACGCGGACTTACGCGGCGAGCGCAGCCATAGCGCAAAGCTATCATGGTCCGATGTGGCGGCAATTCGAGCCGCTTCATCGATCAACGTGAGCGAATGGTCGCGCCAACTCGGCGTAAGTCGCCGCGCCATCAATCTCGCGCGCAGGGGGCAGACATGGAGCAGATAGTCATTGTGAGGGGCGAAGCCCCGAACGGCTACGGCTACGGCGACGGCTACGGCTACGGCTACGGCTCCGGCGACGGCTACGGCTACGGCTCCGGCGACGGCTACGGCTACGGCTCCGGCGACGGCTCCGGCGACGGCTACGGCTACGGCTCCGGCGACGGCGCCGGCTACGGCGACGGCTCCGGCTCCGGCTCCGGCGACGGCTCCGGCTACGGCGACGGCGACGGCTCCGGCTACGGCGACGGCGACGGCTCCGGCGACGGCTCCGGCGACGGCTCCGGCTACGGCGACGGCTCCGGCTACGGCGACGGCGACGGCGACGGCTCCGGCTCGGTGGAGTATTGGGCCGCGTGCGTCGATTGCATGGCGCGCGCGTGGCCTGACGGCCTACGCGCGCGCCTAGCGGAACTGCGCGAGGCCGGGGCGACGATCGCCTTTTGGCGATCGGACGCCGAGGGCCGAGCCTGCAACGGTGGCCGCAACGCGCCGGTGAAGCCGGGCACCGTCGAGACTGCCCCTGGTCCGCTGTCGCTCTGCCACAAGGGAACGCTGCACGCCACCCTGCTACCGCCGAAGTGGTCGGGCGAGCGCTGGTGGATCGTGGCCCTGATCGGCGATGTGGTTGGCGATGGCGAGAAGTTTGGTGCGCTCAAGCGCGAGATCATAGGCGAGGCAGCGTGATGCTTGATTACCCGTTCACTTACAACCTCGAAGTCGAGGGCATCTGCGTCGCCCAGATCGAAGGCGTCGCCAATCTAGTCCCGCACGGCGAGGGCTGGCACATCGGCTCGATCACCCTCGACGGGTGCGACATGGCGAAGATGGCGCACGGCATCCAGGTGGCGCTTGCGGAAACGCACTGGCTCTGGGCGCGCATCGCCGCCCATCTGCTGCAGCACGAACACGTCGAAATGAACTGGCGCTGGGACCGGCGCGAGCAGGAGGCGGCGTGACATGGGGATCTTGGAGGCCGTCGGCCAGGAACTGGATGCGATCATCGCCGAGACGAAGGCGGCCGGCCGCATTGATAACGAGGCGGGCTATCGGCAGGCCGCGGCGCTCCTGGATCGCATCGCGGTCCTGCGCCGGGTCTTCCACCGCGAGATCACCAAGCCCACGCACGACACGCTGCGGCAGCGGCGCAAGAGCTGGGAGGTCCGGTCGCATCGTCCGAAGGCGAAACCGAGGACATGGCGCGATCTGCCGCCGGCGGCGCAGCGGGCGCTCGCTGACGATGTGCGCGTGATGAACAAGCAGCTGAAGGAGGCAACGTCGTGAAATTCGCAATCCCCTACGAGATCACCGGGACCAAGATCATCAACGCCGACAGCGCCGAGGCGGCCGAGGCGAAGTTTCATCGCATCCCCGTCGAGCACTTGGCGATCGACGGCAACCTGGAGAGCTACGACGCGACGCTGGCCGAGCCGGTTGTGCCGTTCGCGCTGGTGGATCGTCTTGCGCGCGCAGGGGGGCGGACATGACGCACTATCAGCAGAACCTTGCCGGGAAGGCGGTGCCGCTTCACGACGGCATGCCGCAGGCCGGCTTCTACAAGAAGCGCGGGCCGGACGGGAAATGGCAGCCGGTGGCGATTTGGTCCAAGGACGGAAAGCTCGTCTGTCGCGTCGCAGATGCGATGGTGGACCCGGTCGACGTGTGGACCTACTGCGCCGACAATCCGGTGTCGAGCGCCGACGCGAAGCACGCATTCAAGCACGGAACGTGGCCGGGCGACGCGCCACCGCCCATCGGCGACAACAACCCGCCGAGCGGCGATCCATTCGAGGATCTGACGCGTGAACTCGAAGCCGAGCAGCTGCGCGTGAATGTGTGGCTGGCCGAGCCGCACGAGGGAAAGACGGCCGCCGACATGGCCGCCAACTGGCTCGCGAACCTGCGCAAGCTCGAAGCAAAGACAACGGCTGCGTTCGACGTTGAGAAGGCGCCCGCTCTGGAGGAGGCGCGTCGCATCGATGCGAAGTGGCGCGGGCTCAAAGCGCTGGCCGCGAAGATCAAGCAGGCAATGGCTGATCGCTACGACGTGATTGCGCGCAAGGAGAAGGCGCGGCTACAGGCTGTCGCCGACGCTGAAGCCAAGAGGCGGGCCGCCGAGGCGCGCGCGAAATGGGAAGCGGACCAAGCACAGCAAAAGCGTCTCGCCGCCGAGAACAACATCCACCTCACTCCCGAGGAGGCGCCTGCGTTTCCAGATCCGGTGGCTGAGCCCGTCAAGGTCGCATTCGGTGGCGCGGAGGGCTCGCGCATCGCCCCGCGCGCCAAGCCTTCGACCGGGCAAGTGACGGATTGGGCGCAGGCTGCGGCGCACTACTCGGGTTCGCCGAAGGTGCGCGAGATCGTCCAGAAGCTCGCCAATGCTGACGCCAAGAATGGCGTTCCGGTGCCCGGCGTAGCGATCATCCCCGGAGAGTGACCATGAACGAGAAAGTTCCCGCCGTGATGGCAATGAAGTCGGGCGCCAAGGCGCTCGCGATCGTGCCGCAGACGTTCGAGGAATGCTACCGGATGGCAAAGCTGCTCGCCGTCTCGGACATGGTCCCGGACAGCTACAAGGACAAGCCCGACGCTTGCTGCGTCGCGCTCATGCAGGGGCTCGAGGTCGGCCTCTCGCCGATGGCGGCGCTGCAATCGATAGCCGTCATCAACGGCCGCCCGTGCATCTGGGGAGATGGCGCCCTCGCCGTTGTGCGCGCGAGTGGCCAGCTCGCGTTCATCCGCGAATTCGACGACGGGGCAAAGGCGACGTGCATCATCAAGCGCAAAGGCGAAGCCGAGACGATCATTCGCACGTTCTCGCAGCAGGACGCCGAGAAAGCTCTGCTGGCCCGGAAGTCCGGCCCTTGGCAGACGTATCCCCAGCGCATGCGCCAGATGCGCGCGCGCTCTTGGGCGTTGCGCGATGGGTTTGCCGACCTCCTCAAGGGGCTGCATGTCGCCGAGGAGGCGCAGGACATTCCGATGCGCGACGTGACGCCGGCGCCCCTGGAGGTGCCCGACATACCGGACGGACAGAGCGACGCGGTCGACGCGGACTTCTCCGACCTCGACATCAACCAGGACCAAGCCAATGAAGTTTCTGCGGCTGCAGGACCAGCTAACAACGGCGCCGCTATGCCGGACCCGATCGCAAGCCCGGCGGCCTACCGCAAGCACCTCGACGAGGAAATGTCGTGCTGCGCGGACCGCGAAAGCCTCGACGACGTATGGTCCGGTTATGAGAGCGTGACGGGGCGCATGGGCCGCCCGGATCGCCTTTTGGTCGAGGCCGATTACGAGCGCCACGTGCAGCGCATCGGTGGCGCGGGGAGGCTGCTGTGACCGCGCAATCGCAACCCTTCGCCGAGCTGCGCGCCGAACTGGCGCGCGTGCGGGCCATTGCGGGGCGCAAGCACATCATCTGCACCATCGCGGATGCCCAGACCCTGCTGGCGCACTACGACGGCGTCCCGGCCTTAAAGCCAGCGACGCTGTCCGGGCCCAGGCTTGCCACGGATGAGGACTACGCCGCCGGGGCCTGCATCCACTTCGAGCGCATTGTGGGCGAGGTCTACTTCGTGTCGGCGAACGGCGGCATGTTCGCGTGCAAGGCGTGCGCGGAGAAGATGAGCCGATGAAAGAGCTGCATTTCGAGCGGGTCGCCGCATCCGGGATGATGGTCGCCGACGAGGGCCGCTATCGCTTCGGGTTGGTGCGGTTCCACGTTGGAGCGAAGACCGACCACTGGAAGGCGCTCGTCTTCGACCGGCATTCGGTGCGGGTGTCGCCGATCGCCGAGCAGCACTGCCGGACCAGGGCAGTGGCGATCGACTGGCTGGCGCGGTTCCGGGTGCCCGAGAAAGAGGAGACGGGGACATGATGATCGAGACCGCGGCCTTGGTGCTCATCTTCTGCATCGCAATGATGCCAGTCGCCGGCTTGATCTGGATCGTCATGCAGATCGCGTTTTGCGATTGGTGAAATGATGGATGCGGTTCGAGCCCACAGGCGGAGAGCTACCCCGCCGAGATGCTTAGTGGGGGCTCGGGGCAACGGGGACGCTCCCGCCGCGATGGAATTCCGCCCCGCACTTTCGCGGCGATTGTACAGGGCGGACAGACCGGGGCCGCAGTGCGACCGCGTTAGCTCGGCGGCTGCGTGGCGGGGACTGCGGCCCCGGTTGATTTGAACGAGAGGAGAGGGCGGCCATGACCAAGCACGAGCGCAACCTGACCGGCGAGCCGACCGCCCCGACCCGTATCCCTATGCGCGAGGTGTGCCGACGCACGGGGTTGCGGCCTCGTCACTGGCAGATGCGCTGCACGGCCGGCGAGGTGCCGGGCGTCATCCGGTACGGCCGCGGCGAGCGGCGGGTCTATCTATTCGATGAGGCCATATTCATGGCCTGGTGGGCAAAGCAGGGGATAGCATGTCCGATCGCAATCTCCGGAAACGGGGCCGCCTCTACTGGTTCCGCATCCGACGGCAAGGCAAAACGCACGAAGGCTCGCTCGAAACGGAAAACAAGACCGTCGCGCGCGAAAGAGCTGCGCGCAAACTGGCAGAGCTGAAGGGGGCAGGCTGGGGGGAGAGGCCGCGCCATACGTTCTCGGAGGCGGCGAAGGAATTCGAGGCCGAGCACTTCAAGAACCTCAAACGCTCGACGCGGCGGGGCTACACCGCCTGCATCTCTAACCTGCTCGAGCACTTCGGCCACAAGATCATGCTAGAGCAGATCGGTTCCGAGCAGCTCAGCACATTCGAGGCCAAACGGCGCAAGGCTGGCGTCACGCCCGGAACTATCCGGGGCGACTTCGCGGTGCTGTCGTCGATATGGAGCTTCGCCGAGGAGAAAGAGTGGACCGAGAAGGCCAACCCGGTGAAGCCCTACGTGCGGGGACGCTCACGGCGGGCTGGACTGAAGCGTGGCGCGCCGCGCACGCGCTATCTCACGGTGGAGGAGGAGCGCGAAGTCCTAGACCACGCTCCGCCCAAGGCGGCCAAGGCAATCATAGTCGCCATCGAGGTCGGGCTTCGCAAGGAGGAGCAGTTCGCACTCCTGCGCACTGACGTCGACCTGCAGGCGAGGGAGCTGCGCGTGCGCGCGGAGGTGGCCAAGAGCAAGAAGCGGCGCGACGTGCCGCTTTTTGAGCGGGCGGTGGCCGTGCTGCGCGACCTGCCCAAGTCGAACCGCAGCCCCTACGTGTTCGTGCCCCAGGGCGACGGTCTCCGGTACTCAGAGGGCTCGCCAACCATGTACGAGGCCCTGCAGAAGGCCGTCAGGCGGGCCAACAAGGCCCGACACATGAAGGGCATCCCGCCCATGGAGCACGTGGAGTGGCACGATCTCAGGCGCACGTGCGGCTGCCGACTGCTGCAGGACCGGGGCTTCACGATGGAGGAGGTGTGCAAGTGGATGGGCCACTCGTCGGTGCAGGTCACGGAACGGCACTACGCCTTCCTCGAGACGGCGCAGCTGCACAAACGGAGGCGCGAGACGGTCGGAGAGAGGTAGCGCGCCGGTGCAAATCAGGGTAGGAAGGGGCGGAAAAGTGGGACACAGGGTAGCCGGTGCAACCATACTTTCTGAGGCTATTCAGAATGTTAGCCTAGGTGGGTATGCGGATTGCAAATCCGCGCACCCCGGTTCGATTCCGGGCGTGGCCTCCAGCATTTGCGGGGGTCGGCTAACCGTTTCTACGCGCATATTGCGCATATTGCGCATGACGCACGGGGACAATCTGGGGGACATTCACGCGGTTTTCCCGCCACTGTCCCATCTGGGCCGGAGGCGCTAGCCGAATAACGATGTTAAATCTGCCTCCGCGCCATTCGACATGGCGCGAATCCACGAATAGTGTTACGTAACATCTCCTCTTGACTGGCTGGTCAGGGCTCACCAAACGGCGGCAGCGGGGTAGAGACCTGCTAGCCGCCGTTGCGGTATCGCATCGACGCAGTAGGCCTCCAGCGTTACGCCATTGGGCCTCCGCTTACAATCCAGCCCATCGTCTCTGCTCCTACCTTGCTGCCTCTGATTTGCGCCAATCGTCCACGATGCCGCGCACGCCGTAACCGAGCATGAAGCCGCCGATCCATAGCAAGAACGTCGCCACCTGATGGCCTCCTCACGTGTTGTCGGGTTTCTCGCAAACCACTACGCTTCCCTTGGTCACGTAGACGGTTTCGGTTGCCCGCTTGATATCTGGAATGCGAACGCCAACCATGAGACGTTCGGGATCGAACGACACGGGACACTCGGACAGTTGCCCGATCTTGCCGCGCGCCTCCACGCCTCCAGTCACCAGCACGTAGTCGCCAACGCGCATTTGTCGCGCTCCTTCATTGCTCGACGGTTTCTTGCAAATCCCCCAGCACCCGCACCAAGTCATTTCGAGCGTATCGGAGACTGTTTTGCAGCTTCACCACCTTGGCCTCTAGCTGCGCGATGCGTTCCTTCTGCTCGATGGCGAGCCGCGCCCATTCCTCCTTGGTCTTCTCAGCCATGAAGCCCGTGATCTGGCGCCTAGCCTCGCTGCGCATCGGTTGCTCCTATCGCTTACGCCATGGGTACATCCATAGGCCGCCCGCGACCATTCCGAGGGCAAAACCGAATGCTATTAGGCCCATCTCGTGCGTCACGGTCACAGCTCCTCAGTTGCACGATGTTTCCGTGCGCCTCACTTGTCGCGCCGCGCGATTTGCCCACAACGATGATTGATCGAAACTCAGGCATCACAATTTCCCCAGAGCGATCCGCGTTAGTCTGTACTGCACGAAACAGACGACCGGGAGAGGGAGCAGTGAGGCCCACTCATGGCCGATGCTGAGTTCTCCCACCGCCGCCGCGAGCGCCAGCATCCCGAAAGCGCAAAGGTACCAAGGCTGCTGCAGCATCCTGCCCTCCTCTACTTCGACCGCATTAGTTTCTTGAGCGCGGCGTTCGCCTTGCGCGGCACGCGCACTTTGTGCGTTGTGCCGAACAGAGCGCGCGCCGCCATTATCCCGTCGCGGTAAGCCCAATCGCACGCCGATATTTCCTCGCCGCGTTTCTTTTTCATGCGCCGCCAAAACGCATCGATGCGCGCGTAGGCGATGGCGTCAACCGCTGCGTCTTCGATCTTGCTCACTATGTGGCTCCTCATATTTGATCGACCAATTCCACAAAGCTGGGGTGCAGCACGTGAACGTCCATGTAACCGTCGAACCTAACTCGCACGCACTTGCCGTCACGAGAGATGCCGACGATGGTGCCCTCTTTGCTCGCGATCCGTTCCTTTTTTACTTTGTCGTGCGCCCGGCTCGATGCGTATTGTTCGATGTACTTGAGTGACGGACGCACCCGCGTGCCCTTCAGATCAGGAACCAGTTTCACCCGTGCCCCCTAGCGTTCGTTGCCGATCCACTCATGCTGATGCTGCGGCGGTGCATTCTTTGCCAGCAGCGCCCTCGCCTGGCCGATGATGCTTGTCGGGGTCGCGTTCTCTGGGTGATGCCCCTTCGCATGCGCGTACCATTCCAGGCTCTCCAAGCAATCACGCAGCGTGCGCTCTAATTGCTCGATCCGCTGCTCTGCCTCACAAAGGCGACACACGTCTGCAAGTTCCTCATGCTCGCACAACCAGCCGTCATCTCTCATTGCTACGCGCGCCATTCGTGCCTCCTTACGTTGACACTGCGCTGCCGAGCAGCGCGGTAATCTCCTTGCACAGGTCGCCATGCGGCTTTATTTCCTGCAGCGCCTTAAGCAGAGCAATCTCAAGATCGACGCGGCGCTTGAACGTGACATCGTAGGCGTGAGCGACTTCTTTCAGCCGCGCCTCTAGTTCGGCGATGCGTCGATCACGACGATCAAGCGCTCCGTGGTACTCGTCCTGTGATACCCGCCCAGAGCTGTCCATTCCCATGCCTCCTCCGGTTACACCTTCTCAATGATGATGTCGGGGCGGAACCCCGGCTCGTCGATGACGCGATACCCGCTTCGCTCTGCGCTCGCGCGCACATCCACAGGGCACAGGCAGTGGGTCGCCATGCGGTTGACGCGCGTCGATCTGTCGAGATGGCCGCCGGGGACGATTACGCGAAGATGCCGCGCGAGATCGCGCACAGTCTCCACGTAAAGCGACCGCAACCCCTTGCGCCTAATCTCGACTTCCGTGCACACGTCGCGGCTCCTCCGCTTATGCACACGAGCATGCGCCGGGCGTTGGGCATCCGGCCGGCTCGCTGTTGTTGACGATCAGGCGCGGCTTGCTCAGAACTTCGCGTGCCCGCTCGACCGCCGCCTCGACTACAAACCGCCGCACGCTGATGCCTTGCAGGTTAGCCGCCTGCGCCGTAACTGGCGCCAGTGGCCTTCAGCGCAGCGATCCCGGCGCTGGTGCGGTGCGTTTGTACGGTGCGCCGGTCACTTCCCGTTCCCCTTCGCTGGGTTCTTTTCGATGTACGCAAGCAGGTGCTCCAGGGTCTCAATGCTCGCGCTCTTGTCGCGCACACGTTGGACGGCGCGGGCATTCGCGCATGCGAGTAGACCCAATCGGCTTTCTTTCATGCCGCTCTGCTTCAGCCACTTGTCGATCTTGTCGAGCGCCATTGCCACCAGGTTTCCTTCCTGCATCCGCTTCCCCCATGTCCCTGTCGGGCATAGAGTAGAGCGGCGGGATTAACAACCATGTTGGCGACAACATTGACATATGTGTTGACAAGCGTCAAGCCAGTTGTTATGTTCGGGTCACTGGATAACGGAGAGCTGCTCCGCGAACTTGAATGGCAGATCAAAGAGCTTCGCGCTCGCAGACAGTAAGGAAGCCCCGACCGTTATGGG